CGATAAGATTAATATCTGTCTCATTCGTCACATGAAAAGTCGTCATAACAGTCTCGTCTATTGCAAAGATTGAGCGCTTAGTTCCTATTTCTGTTACTCCTTGATAGGGCGCTGATAACTCAACCCCTCCATTAAACACACAACAGCCTTTGCTGATAATAAAAAAGTGTTGAGTCTTATGTGTTGCTCCTACTAAACAAACTCCTTTAGGAATTGTTATTTCCCTTGAATAAATGCCGTCTGCAAATCGGTGTATCGTTGCAATATCAACTTGATCCATTGAAAGCATTTTGTCTTGTAAGTTTCTCACGATGACTCAACTTCGTATTCTATTCCAAGAATAGTACAAGAGGTTATATCTGGAACAGTGATTGTTGGCACGTCATCTCTTTGCCAGCCTATTTGACCCAATACATCATCAACGATGCCAGTCTTTTGCTCAGGTGGCGAATCTAATGGGCTTGAGGCTGCAACATCAAAGTTTCTAACTGCTACCGGTGTGCCATCAATGTATAAACCTGATGTATTCTCGACTCTAACATTCATTCTAACAACACGCTTTAACCGCATTGAGTTAGAGCCAGAACCAATATTCGTATTAATCGGCATTGTTTTAAGCTCAGGAACAAATAATAAGCCTATCTCTACATTAGAGTAAGTTAATTCATCTGTTTCAAGTGTTATTTGACCACCTGTAACCGTTCGGTCAGTGAGGATAGTGTCATCCCCTGAAACTTTAACTGTTTCACCTTCAAGATGTTCTAATCCTGTAATGGTTGCTGATACCGATTTAATTAGTGAATTGTCTGCTTTATGATCAAAGCTCCACCGCTCAATAAAATTAGAAGTAACCCCACCTATAGTTCTTTGGTTGACCATATAAAGCTCGTCATCGACCACTGAGACACGTTTAATAGCGCCTGAGGTTGTCCACTCAGTAAAGCCGTTGATATCTTGTGAACGTAAGGTGTTTAAAACTGTAGCACTGCCATCAGTGTTGACGATAAAGACCCAATTCGCATCATCAGAACTAGTGCCTCCTAAAATATCAACATCAACAGGCGTTTTAATCAATTCAGGACTTAATACGCTAGAGTCGTTAGCGGTGTAAGCATCTTCATTAAATGAATAAACATATTCCTTCATAGACTTTCCGTTCCTGTCAGCAAAGATAGTTGCTCCATCTATTTCATGTGCTTCAATATTTAATGCGCCATGAGAAGTTTGAGGAGTTACAGCAGCGTTTGACGGTGTAACGGGCCTTACATTGACAGCGAATTCAGCACCACTTGTAAATACTTGTAAGTTCCGACCCGGAAATACATCGACAATATCAGTTAGCTTCCTAGAAGAAATAGTAATAAATATTGCGTCATCGTCTGCACCTTCATCAAGTTCAAAGTCAAATGCTGATCCAGACTTAGACATAAAAATACTTTGCGTTTTAGAGGTTGTGCCACCTAAGACTAAGCGACCTTCATAGTAACAACATGTTTTGGGGTATCCTCTTAGCCCAGACCACACATCTTCCTTGCGAGCTACGCCCGTTGTGGTATGAGTAATAGCGACTGTTTTAGTTGCTGTACCTGTAGTAGCAAAAGCAGTGAATAATTTAAAGGCTTTGGCTGATTCATCTGCTGAAGTAATGCGATAAGTGGCTACGCCTGTCCGGGTAACAGTAACACCAGTATCACCCATGGCCGGCATATCTTGTACGTTCTTTCTGATGTTTTCTATTGTAGCGTCTTGCTCTGCTGATGAGGTATCACCTGCATAAGTAATGTTTTTACTGAGTACGCCCTCGATATCAATTTGGAACGTATCACCAGCAACAAAGGCAGTAAATACCATTGTTTGAACGTCTGATGTTGGTGTTGGTGAGTTATCATCATTAAAGTCGTACTGTGGCACGTTAGTAAATGGTATGTCGTCTAACGTCCAGTCTATATCTGTGCCTAGATTAATTAACCTAACAGGAACTTGATCCTTTTGAAATAACAACATGACTTTTTCAGACTGAGTATCTCTAATATCAGGAACCTGTACAGACGTATGGTTAATTTTAACATCAGCTACATGAGTGTTCGGTGTTTTAAATATCCTAATATTTCCATCAGTAATGCTAAGTAGGTAATGTGAATTAGTATCTACAGAGAAATCTCTAAGATTTACGTTCGATAATGTACTTGTTAGTTCTGATAAACTGAATTCCTCAAGCGTAAACTTGTTAGTTGTGAGGTCAGTTGATCCGACTCTAGCTAATTGCCAATATCTATATGTGCCTTGTACAGCTAATCTAAAGTCTTGTGAAGCAGTACCCACTAAAGGCACTGTAGCGGCTGTGGTGTACGTTACGTCATCAGATGAATACTGGACTACAAGTTCAGACGTAGTGCCTGACGTGTCTAAAAAAAGACCCCTAATGTCCACAACCTCAATATAGGTGGCTGCGCCCAAGTCATACTTGGCAATGACATAGGGATCAACGGTGGAAATATTGGTAGTTGTGGTTGTTGAGGTAGAATCGCTTCCGTCATTAATGTTAGCCGGTGTACCACCTTCAGGCATTGTCGGTACAGTGGTGTTTCTTGACATAACAGGTAGAGCTTTTTGTATAAACTCAGTTCCGGGTCTACGCTTTGCGCCACCTTGAGGCATTAATACAAAGTTTTTACCAACTTCTAAGCCTTGATAGTACTGCTCTAGGTCGGTTCTACCCTTCAGTAATGAGGATAATACACCTGATGTAAAGGAGGATTGATGAAATCGGGACTTAGCCAACTTAGTACCTCACATTAGCAAATGGATTGCTCCTGATAGGCTCTACAGGCCTTTGTTGTGAATCAGTGTATCGAGCCATTCTTGAGGCTATGATGTATTCGTTTGTCATTTCCTGTCTTGAGGCCGAACTATCTCTAATTGATGTAGCAAAGTCTTTAGCTAAGGCATATTCAATGAGTTTAGAGAAGTAAGCAGGGAATTCACTTTCAGCAACATTAGCAATGTATTCGCAAATAAGCTTGCTTGAGACATTGGTGTAGATTTTGTCACCGAGTATTTGGTAGTTGGTTTGTGGATAAAGCTTAATCATTACCAACATATCAGATGGAAGTTGATAAATAGAGCGCCATTCTTGATCAACTGGTGTCTCTGTAGTGAGTGATATCTGTGCTTTCTTTCTAGCAAAAGACCAGCGATGCTTAGATAGCTCGTTTTGCACAATATTATCATAAAGGTTGGCCGCAGTTGTTTGGGCCTTAGAACTTCCAGTCAATGAGTTAATAGTGTTATCACCAATTAACAGCAAAGCGTTGGAAATAAGATTAATCTTACTAGCCATGATTACCCTTAGAATTAGCTCCCCACCGAAGCAGGGAGCAACTTACATTTTAGTCAGTATCTATAGCAGATACGACCGTACCATCAACAGTATCAACCACGCCAGAAGCGTTAGAATTGACATAAGTGATAGTTACTACAGGAGTACCACCAGTAGCTGAAACAGAGAAGATAATGTCATTAACGTTCATCTCACCTGAAGCACTGTTGAAATATCCTGCTGTATTCACTGTAGCTGCGGTATCAGTGGTTTGATATAACCATAAAGCACCTGCGCCAGTGTTATTCGATCCTAGTCGAGCTAGGTTTGCACGATCAAAAGCCATGATAAACCCCCTTAAGCCGTCTTAGTGTATTGAATCTTTTGCTGACCTGCTGTATCAATCACAACAGAACCTGCTTTAAAGATACCATTTGTTAGCCAAGCGGTATAAAGCTCTTGGTAAGATACTTCAACTTTCATATCTATACCGACTGCTAAACCGATTGAATCCCGATGAAACCACCACGAATCAGGCTTGCTTGATGCTTCAGTTAAACCGCCTTCTGTGCGATCTTCTAAAACAACGATGTTAAAACCGTTCAAAGTGTTTAAGTCACCCTTAACAAGCGCCATGATGTTCTGATAGTCACCAGATGTTGCTTTCTCGTCATTTAAAAGCCCTTTAAGGCCGCCTGACTCGATTATCCCACATAAGCCACCGTTACCTACACCTTGACCAACTAGGTTAGTCTTAGCGTTGATTACTGCTGCCATAGTCAAATTAGCTGCACCATTATCAATATCAGTTGCATCAGGCGTAGAAGCGTCAAAAGCATCAATGATGATTTGGTCACAACGTCTACCGATTGCACCAGCAACACATTGAGCAAGTTCTTGCTTCTCGTCAAAATTGACTTCAGCTTGATCAAAGATGTCTGTGAATTCAGGAGCATTCCAGTTAGCGAGTGTTGCTGTAGGTTGTGAATGAGCAATATTCATTGCTGTAACCATTTCAGCCGTACTCTTTTGATTGGCTAATCCTTTGCCCATATAACGGAATTTACAGGTGTCACCCGTAACATTGTTTTTAACTCTAACGTGTGGCTTTAATAAGCCTGCGTTTTGATAAGCCTGTTTTACAAGGGAGTCAAACTCCGTATTTGCAACAGGTGATAGATTAATACTCATTAGTATATCCTCAAATTAGTTTTATTAACTTAGTACTTTGAGGTTTTTTGTTGATTACCCAGTAGACCGGTCAACTAAAACCTTTTTATCTACTGGGCTTGTCGGGAAGTTATCCAATAAGAACTTAATTATACATTAATATAATTATTGGTGCAATTTTGCGTACATACCTAGTATCTTTTTGTCATAAACAGGGTCAATAGAGCGCAACAAGTTGCCATGCTCGTCTTTTTTGAAGGCTGCCTCGTTCACTTCATCCAATGTAATCTTAGTTTCACCTGTAGCACCACCAGCCAAACCTTTAGAGGCGGTTGCTGGGATGAGCATTTCTACCAAATTAACCGCTTCAGCAGTCGTAACAAAAGATTTAATCTCATTAAACTTATCTTCAGACAGATTATTCTCTAAGAATTGAGTGGCTTTTGCTATTCTTTCATCAGCATTATCACCTAGCTTTTTCATTTCTAGCTCAGCACTAACCTCTTGAGAGACTTCCGATTGAGTCGTTAATAACTCAAACCCTTTATTAAAGGCTTCTTGGTTCATATTAATGCTTTGGGCATATTCTGTGAATGTTTTAAGCATATCATCTTCTGAGTCGAATCCTTCAGGGCTTGAATAGCCGTCTTTAGGCGCACCAGTAAAGCCTCCGAACTTCTTTTGTAGCTCTGAGTAGCTCTTGGCTTGCTCTGACACGTTTTTAAAGTGATCGGATTGATACCAGTCAGGTACGCCTCCTTCAGCCTTTACGCCTTCATTAAGGAAATATTCGCCATCTGACAAGGTTATTTCTTCACTTGTTACTTCTTCTACATCATCGCTCATTAGTTTCTCCACGCAAGTTTTATTGTTTGTTTATTCTTATCGAGTCGTCTAAAGGCCATGCCCTTATCCGTTATTCTTGACCCACCATTAAGGCTAGACAGGTCATTAACTGTGATGGTATCAATACACCGACCGTTCGTGAAGCATTTAAAGCCTTTGAACTTGTCGTGATACTCAATTTTAGTAAAGTTGTAGCGGTTAGCGAGTGAATGTACCCACTCTTTTAAAAACCCTGCGTTAGTTAATGTCTCTAACTCATCGTCTTTAATAACAAATGATAATTTAGGTTTATTAAGTGGTTCGACCTTTTCAATCGGTTGTGCTTTAGGTTGCTCGACAACATCTTGATTAGGTTTATAAAGCTTATGTTTCTTTTTTCTCAACATGTATTTTCTCCACCATTTGATTAATGATATATTTTATTGCGCCTGCTTCACCGTTCTTATATGCGGCTTGATAGTTAATGTTAGGCGACTCTATAGGCGTATCGTTGTTATAAATAAACACTTGAGACAGGTGCTGTAAAACTTTCTCACCGTCCTCAGTGGTAAAACAACGTCTAAATGTACGCTCTAATTCTCTCTTTGCTGCAATCGCTTTATCATTGCTAGGCGATTTTGCCTTGTTTAAATTAGCCCAGCTCATTGTATAGTCTGACTAGGCTGTGGTGTCGCCTGACTAGGTTGTGGCTGTCCTTGAGCATCCCTTTGGGCTTGCGCTCCTGCTTGTATAATCTTTTCTTTCTCAACCTTATTTCTAATGAGTTCTGCAGGCATCCCAGACATCTCACCAGCCCATGTGCCAAAGTCTTCAATCTTGAAAGCCATTTGTACTTGCTCAGGCCCCGCAGTATTTAACACGAATTCGACCGCTTGTTGTGCTGCGAGCATATCTTCACCATTTTGCGCTCTAGCGAGTGGGGATGTGAACTTAACAGTAATGTCCACCCCATTGAGTTTAAACGGCTTGATAACGCCTCTACGAGCTAATATGAACACGACACGCTGTAAGACGGGGACTAATACTTCAGTTTGAAGTCTTCCAAAGGCTGAACCAATTCTCTTAGCAAGCTCCCTAGTCTCCATTGCAAATTGTGTTGCGCTAACAACCGCATCAGATGGGTCGCGTAAATCAGAGAATAAGCCGCGTTTTATTGATGTCTGTAGTTCCGACATAATAAATTGAGATAGATTTAGATCACCTCCTGTATCGAGCCGTTGCAATGATGGATTGGTTGAGTTATTAGAGCCTACTGGGATAATAACTCCCGGACTAATAGTGATTGAATAAGGGTTAGTCACCCCATCATCTACAGCCATAAACATGCCGCTTAAATCAATAGCGGCTTTCTGTAATGCAAATTCCTTAACTTTATTTAACGTCTTAACATCAGGCAGCAATTGAAGTGCTGGACCTCGACCTCTTACTTCTCCTGCTGTCTTAGCATATCGACCTGTAACCATAGGTGATGAATCACTGAAACTTTCAGACCACGAAATATTCTCGTCACCTTGTACCCATACTAGACCATAATAGACTTTTTCATCAGGCTCATACAATACAGCCTCATGGACATCAACCTCGCTATCTGGAACGTTTATAATCTTTTGTGCGACATCAGCCGAAGGTTCAAACCCATCCCATTTCTGTGTGAGGTGTCGATACTTAACTTTAAAACGTCTATAGTGATTTTCTACTGTACCCTTAGCGCCTTCCTCAAAAGCAATTCCTTTCTGTGGAGTAGCTGAAAACATGATAGGCATCTCGTCATCTTGAACCTCATCAATTTTAAGTGTTCCTGTGCCAATTAATAAGTCTAAGCACATTTCATAGAATTGTGTACTGAAGTTAGAGCGGTTAATAATATCAAAGACAGTTTCAGCTTGAGCCTCTAACGCCTTCCTAATATCTTCTTCTGATTGTTGGTACTTGCCAGAGTCTAACATTGCTTTAATTTGTTGTGATGGCTCAAAGATAGCCCATCGCGCCCATATAGGAGCGATATTCTCTTGTAACTTAGACGCGCCAGTTTGAATAGCCTCTAGAGCAGTTGAGTCATAGATGCGATCCATTTTCTCTTGACCTGTTGGTTCTTCGTCAAAAATGTTTCGTTGAGGCAGAAAGTACTCATAAACATCCTCTAACTGGTCATGCCATTGGATATTTTTTTCAAACGCTTTCTTTTCACGCTCTTTAACGGCTTTTAAGTCGCCTAACTTTCTAGGGAATTCCATAATTACCTTATAAATCCTTTGTATGAACCACCTGAATACTTGTGGCTACCACTAGATGAGCCTGATGTACTCGATGAAGCAGATGAGCCACTCCTACCACTGGCAGACTCTGAGCGAGTTCTAGCGCTTCGACCCACCAATGATGAGCGACCTAGACGGCCTCTTGACATCAGTTTAAGTCTAGCTTCCTCATCCGCTATCTCTTTGTCTAAAAGTGAGCGAGTCCTAACCTCAGAAGCTACTTGTTGCGCGGTCTTTTCTGGTTTCTTGGGTGTTGATTTAAAGAGAGACATCTTTTAACGTCCTATAGAGTTGATAAGGTGTAAGTATAAATGGATTAGTAATCCCTAGTATACGCTTGACCGATGACACACAAGTGTTTAATCCTAGCAATTTACCACCATCACCGACTTTAGCCCTGACTAATTCGCCTATTATATCACTATCAGAGTCACGAGTAAAAACAGACGTTTTATTGACTGACTGATCAACAACTAACAGGCGGTCACAATCTGCCCACATGACATAACAATGAGATATTTCTTTGTGCAAGAAAGGTGTGAGCCATCCTAAGTTTTTAGCTTTCGTAAATACAACGTACACATGACTATCCAAACACATTAATCTTTACCTTTGCTTGTGGTGGTCTTACGGGCCTTTTATGAGTCGATTGTTCTCTCCAACCTAAAGCTAGAGTTTGTAAAGCATCAGCACCATTACTAGACCAGTTATGTAGAGGCCTATCTTTAAACATTTTCTTTTTGTCATCCCATTCATATTGATATTCACTGAGACAGTTTAAACCATGCTCTGCCCTTTCTGGGTCAATATAGAGTCTAGGGAATATCTTCCTAACTGCTTGATGGCCTTCTGACTTCTTTTGTGGACGTTGAACAGTTCTAAATGATATGCCCATCTTTCTAGCAGTGTCTTTCCTTGTTGTTCCTGTAGACAGCTCTCTAACCTCGATATCATGAGGCGCTAAATGTTGTCCAAACTGTATCACATGTTTAGCTTTAAACTCCTGTAGATATTGCGCTTAATGCTCCATACCTAGATTGTT